TTGCAAAGGTGTGGGTTATTTATTAGTAACTATTGATAAAGATGCTGATAATGGAATGGGTGAAGTTAAGGTAGAACAGCCTGAACCATTTGATATTTATGTAGATCCAAAATCTAGGGATATGCTATTTAGAGACGCAGCTTTTATAATGGTTAGAAAAGTACTACCTAAAAATCATTTAGAAAAAATATTCCCAGGATATAAATCTAAAATAAGAAAAGCTTCTTCAGATGAGCAATCTCAACGCTCATGGTCTGAACGATCATTAGGAGATAGAGATCAAAAACTATTTCAATTTAACGATGCCTCAGAACAAACTAATTTTGGAATTAGTGCTAAAGGAGAAATGGAAGATTTAGCTGAATTTTTTGAAGTTTATGAAAAAATAAAAGTATCCTATATGAATGTTTTTTATAGAATACCTCCTTCAAAAGAAGAATTGCAAGCTATAAAGCAACAATGCGATGTAATGGTAAAAGAGATGCAAGCTGAAATGCAAGTTAAATTCATTGAGCAAAAAACTCAAATGGAAGAAGCTGTTCAATCAGGAAAAATGTTACCTGAAAGATATCAATTAGAATTACAAAAAGCTGAACAATTAATGGGTCAGCAATTACAATCTTATCAACAAGAATGTATGAGCAAACTTCAAGCAGCTGAATCTAGAATTGATAATACTATAATTACAGAAAAAGAATTTAAATTACTACAAAAAGATAAGAACTTTCAAAAAAACTTAGTTGAAGTTATACAATTTTATGATACACGAGTAAAACAAACATGTTGTGTAGGAGATCAGGTTTTATATGAAAATATTTTCCATGAAAATGTAAAGGAATATCCATTAATCCCTATACATTATAAATGGACGGGTACTCCATTTCCTATTAGTGCTGTATCTCCTTTAATTGGAAAGCAACAAGAAATAAATAAAGCTCATCAAATTATGGTTCATAATGCTTCATTAGGAAGTAGCTTAAGATGGATGTATGAAGAAGGATCTATTGATGCTGAATTATGGGAAAAATATTCTGCAAGTCCAGGAGCATTATTGCCTATTAGACCTGGAGTAGAAAGACCAACACCTGTAATGCCTGCTCCATTAGCAAATGCCTTTTTCCAAATTGTACAAGAATCAAAAGGAGATATGGAATATTTAGCAGGTATATATAGCTCTATGATGGGAGATGCTGGAAAGCATCATGATACTTATAAAGGTATGTTAGCTTTAGATGAATATGGAACAAGAAGAATTAAACAATGGATGCAAAATGGATTAGAACCATCGCTAAAACAAGTAGGTACAGTTGTTATGCAAATAGCGCAATCAGTATATACTGCAAATAAAAGATTCCAAATTATTCAACCTAATGCTATAAAAGAAGAAAAAGAAGTAGAAATTAATATTCCTGTATATAATGATATGGGAGAAGCCATAGGGAAATCTATGGATTTTTCAGCAACTAAATTTGATGTAAGAATAGTCGCTGGATCAACAATGCCTGTTAATAGATGGGCATATTTAGAAGAACTAAAACAATTAATGCAATTAGGAGTCGTTGATGACGTTGCTGTTCTTGCTGAAACAGATATAAGAAATAAAGAAAATATCGTTAAAAGAAAGAGTTTATACTCTCAACTTCAAGGAAAAATTGGGCAAATGGAAGAATCCTTGAAAGATAGCCAAGGTACAATTGAAACTCTTGAAAGACAACTTGTTCAAGCTGGTATTAAAAATAAAGTTATGCAAGCTGATGTTGAAATAAACAAAGAAAAAGAACAAATAAAAACTGGAATGAAAAAAGAATTCGTACAAACTCAAGGTGAGCAAAAACTACTTAGAGGAGTAATGAATCAAGAAAGTAAAAATCATAAAGGCAAATTAAAGCAAGAAATGCAAAATTTAGGTGCTAAGGGAGGACTTATATTACAGCAAATGCAAAACAATTTGCAAAATAATGAGTCTGAAGAGTAATATACGATACAAGATTTTTTAAAAAAAGGAGAAAGTAATGTCTAAAACAGATCAAGGTAACCCAGAAATTGGAATGTCTGAAGAATCTATTGATGCTGCGGCTCAAGAAGAAACTCAACAAGTTCCAACTGGCTCCGTTGATAGTTTTTTTGAACAACTAGAAAACCAAGTCAATGGTGGAATACAAGAAACAAAGGCAACCCAGAATCAAAATAGTGGCCCTCAAGAAGAGGTAACCCGCATACAACAAGATAATGGCCCTACAAAAGAGACTCCTATTAAAACAACAAAGGATAGTCATAATTGGGAAAAACGATATAAAGACAGTAGCAAAGAAGCTATAAAGCTTAAAGAGCAAATGTCTGGTGTTAAACCATTTGTACCTGTCCTTGAAGCAATGAAAAAAGACCCTGGACTTGTTCAGCATGTTAGGGACTATCTTCAAAATGGTGGAAATGCTCAAGCTAAATCTTTGGAAGAAAAATTAGGTTTAGATGAGGATTTTGTATTTGATTTGCAAGAAGCTGTATCAGATCCTAACTCAGATAGTGCAAAATTAGCTAATGTATATTTAGGTAATATTGTAAATCAAAGAGTTGGTAATATGGTAGAAAAAGAACGAAAAGTTCAAACGCAGCAAATGCAACTACAAAATAAAGCTCAACAAGAGGCAGAATTTAAAAAAAGGCATAATATGAGTGATGAGCAATTTATTGCTTTCGCTGAAGAAGCTCAAAAAAGAACTCTAACTCTTGATGATGTTAATTATCTTTTAAATAGAGATAAAGCAAATAAAAATGTTGCTACATCTACTAAAAAAGATATGCTCCAACAAATGAAGAATGTTAAAAACATGCCTGCAAGTGCAAGTTCGGCAAATAGCGTTAAAACAACTCAAAATGAATCTGATTCATTATTTGACGCTTTAGCTGGATTAGATGGTGGTGTAGATAACTTGTTTGGATAGAAAAACAATAGTCTATCTAAACATTCGATTAAAAAGGAGATAGACAAATGTCGGATATATTAAATATTGGTACAACGGCAGATGCGAATAGTCCTGGATCGAGCGGGACAACACTAGACACGGGAGTGCTTCGTAGAAAGTATAACTTCGGAGACCGAGTTTCAGAGTTGTCATTAGCGCAAGATCCTTTCTTTCGATTTCTGACAAAAGTATCAAAAAAACCAACCGATGACCCTTCTTTCAAATTTACTGAAAAAAGAGGTTCATATATGAAACGTTACGCATACGTTTCTGGCTGGGTAGAAAATGATGGTGTAATAGTAGCAGGTGGTACAGGTGGTGACGCTGATTGTACAGCTTATAATGATGGTGGAGCTCCAGGAAGTTTAGCAGTAGGTGATACATTTAAATTGTATCTTTCTACTGATTATAAATCTGCTGGAAATGTTCAAAACATCTATGGGCAATCAAGCGGTGCAATCGCTGTAGGTGCTTCTGGTACAGAACCAACATTTTTCTTACCAGGTCAATTAATTAAAGTACCTTTTTCAACTACTGATGGTGGTGGTGCAGCAACAAGAGGTACTATTGATTACATCGTTTTAAAATTAACTAGCGTTGTAGCAAGCTCTACTATTGATAGTAGAGAATCTGTATTAGTAACTGGTGAAGTAGTAAGAGATCTTACAACTTCATCATGTGTTTATCTAGCTAATTTTACTAGTGATGATATAGATGCGCAAACATACGATGAAGTTAAGTCTGATAATGAGTACAAAAAAGTACACGTTATTGGTAGTGTGTTTGATAAAGGTACTGGATATCCTGAAACATGGAAAGATCAACCTTACTCAACAGGTTATGGTCAAACTCAAATCTGGAAAACAACAATGGCTATGGACAATACTGACAGAGCTACTGTTCTTAAATATGAAGGTAATGAGTGGGCAAGAATCTGGAAAGAAAAGTTGGTTGAGCATAAATGGGATATCGAACAATCATTACTATTTGGCTCACAAGATTCAACTTACAGGACTACTATGGGTGCTGTACCTTGGATTTTGGCTAATGGTAATATTTTCGCAATGGACTTAACTACAAAAACTCAAGATAAATTTCTTGATGACTTGTCAGTTATGTTAGATCCAAGATATAATAATGCAAATGCTACAGTATTTTTCTGTGATACAGCAACTTACAATTGGATGCATAAATTATCAGGATACTTTGCTAATAATATAGGAGCAACAATAGCTGCTCAAGGTAATACAAGCCCTGACCCAAATGCTACTAACTCAGGTGCTATTGGAAGATATGATTTTGCCGCTGCAGGTAAAAAGAATATCTTTGGAATTGATGTTACTACTATTAGCACAGTATATGGTGATATGAATTGTGTTAGAAATGTTCACTTAGATTCATCTGATATTAAGATGTTAGGTGTTAACATGAAACACTGCTCATACAGACCTCTTGTAGGTAATGGTATAAACAGAGATACTTCAATCTATGTGGGAGTTCAAACTTTAGAGAACTCTGGTGTCGACCGTAGAGTAGATCAAATACTA